AGAGACTAACTTATCAATTTGAATACCTTAAAGCAACACCAAAGAAAAGAAGAACAGGTAAAGTTCCAAAAACCACAAGTCCAGACCTACACGATAACTTAAACAAAGCTTTTATTGATGCTCTTGAAGGCATAGTATTTGAACAAGACCAAAACATTGTTAAGATTAATAATCTTGAGAAATATTATGACAAAGAGAATTTAATTACGTTAATATTAAAATACTAATATGTTAGAGTTATTGGCTAAGAATCATTTACTGTGGGTAAAAATGGTTTGCAATATGGGATGTCCTAAACATCTTTGTGAAGATATAGTACAAGAAATGTATTTAAAGATAAACAGACTTGTAAAAGATAAAAGAAAAATAATGTATGGCAATGATGATGTAAATAGATTTTATGTTTATGTTACATTAAGAAACTTATATAGCGATTACAAGAAAGCTAAAAATAAATATACTTTTTTCAATTACTTAGAAACCGATGATGCAGATACTATTCATACAGCAGAGTATTTGTATACTGATTCAGATGCAGATAAAGAAGAAGCTTTTTATAAGATAACAAGTAAGATAGCAAAAGAGATTAATTCTTGGCACGTTTACGATGCTAAGTTATGTGATACTTATTATAAGAGCAGTATGTCTTTAAGGCAAATATCAAAAGGCAGTAACATTAGTTTAACAAGCTTATTCAATTCAATTAAAAATTATAAGAAAATACTTAGAAATAAATTTATAGAAGATGTAGAGGATTACTTAAACGGAGATTATCATTTACTTTAAAACATAAAATTATGAAAGAACCAAAAGACAAAAGAACCAAAGCATACAAAGAATGGAAGAAAAACTTTGATGCAGAACAAGAAACAAAATCAAAAGGATTAGGAGATGACATTGAAAAGATAACTAAAGCTACAGGAATCAAAAAAGCAGTTGAATGGGCTTTTGGACAAGATTGTGGATGCGATGGTAGAAAAGAAAAACTAAACAGAATATTTAGACATAATAAGTTAGAGTGTTTGAATGAAGGTGAATATGATTATCTTACAGGCTTCTTTGCTAAAAACAAATCAGTTGTTAGTCACAAGGACACTGTAGAGCTTTACAGAGTTTATAATAGGATATTCAATAAAAACAATAAACCTTCATCTTGTTCTTCTTGTATTAGAACAGTAGTTATGAAGCTACAAAGAATTGTAGATGCTTACTAAGAAATCATTAATAAGAAATTCAAAACAAGTAAAGCAAGTTATTGATTTTACTGGTGTTCAAAACGGGAAGATTCATCCTTCTGATATTGATGCTGTATTAGAGTTTAATAATGATGCTCTTATTTTAATTGAGGTAAAAAGAAAATACAATAGGATTCCTACTGGTCAAAGATTATTATTAGAAAGGATAAATGATTCTTGGCATAATCAAGAGAAAGCTATTGTGCTTAAAGTAACGCATACTTTTAAAGATGATACAAAAGATATTCCTTTAGAAGAGTGCTGTGTAGAGGTTTGTTACTATAAAGGAAAGTGGTCAGAAAGAACAGGTCCTTTGTTAGAAGTATTAAATAAATTAGGAGAATCATGGAATATCAAGAAGTTATCTTTTTAGATTGGACATTAAATTGTTCTTATGATGTTAATATAAACTATATATACAATGAGTGATAGAAAAAAAATACAAGTTTATTCAGGAGTATTAAAGTATTTTCCTGATGCCATTATTGAAGTAGCTAGATGTAGTTATGCTGGAAACCATCAACATAATCCAGACAAGCCTTTACATTGGGACAGAAGTAAATCTGGAGATGAATTAGATGCACTTGCTAGACATTTACTTGAAGCAGGTACAATAGACTCAGATGGGATTCGCCATAGTGCAAAGGTCGCTTGGAGGGCACTCGCTAACCTACAGAAGGAGATTGAGAAAGACAACGAAATTTAACAAGTCTTTAACAACATTTAATTAACAAAAATGTATATTAGCTTAAAATATAAATTATGATAAAAACATTTGACAATAAAGAATGGCAAAGAGAAGACATCTTAAAAAGAATGTATGATGACGAGTTCTACTATGGTTATCTTGGTTCTAACGCACTTTCTTCCTCTTCAGCTAAGAAACTAATACAAAGTCCTAAAGCCTATCTTAAATCGCTTAAAATCAATTCTGATGCTCAACCCCTTAGAGATGGTAGACTTGTTCATCTTTCTGTATTAGAACCACAAAAGGTTAAAGACCTTACTATTATTGATGGCTCTAAAGCAACTAAAGCATTTAAACAAGCTGTACTTGAATTAGGTTCTGCTAATGTTTATACTAGAAGTGAATTTAATAATGCAAACTATATTGCCGAGTCAGTTCTTAAATGTAGTGAGGTTACGAATTTATTGAAAGGTGCTGAGTTTGAAGTTCCTGAAATATCCATGATAGATGGATTACCTTTTAGAGGTAAAGCAGATGTTTTAAATGGTAATGTAGTAATAGACCTTAAAACTACAGGAGATATAACTAGATTTAAATGGAGTGCTAAGAATTTTTCTTATGACTTACAAGCCGCTCTATATATGAAGATGTTTAATGCAGATGCTTTTATATTTGTTGTAGTAGACAAAGACACTAAAGATATAATGATATGTGATTGCTCAGATGAATTTATTAGAACTGGATTAAGAAAGCTTGATACCGCAATAGAACAGTATAAGTATTTCTTTCAAGATGAAGTTCCTAATCTGAACAACTATATAACGCATGAAACATTATAGTGGTAAAGAAATTAAAGACGAGTTCTTTAGCATCTCAATGTTTGATTTAGAAGAGGGAATGTCTATAGATGATTTAAGAGCATTATTAGACGACTATGCAAATAAAGAGTTATATTGGGAATGTGCAGGAATACAAAAAGCAATAGAGTATATGGGTTTTATGTTACTGACCCTAATGAGTGATAAATTAAATAATAAAGAAATAAACTTAGAATATGCCAATACCGAAAAAGAGACCACAAGAGAAAGAGGATGATTTTATAAGCAGATGTATGTCTGATGCTATTATGAATAAGGATTATCCTAAGAGAGACCAGCGATTAGCTGTATGTATTAATCAATTAAAAAAATAAACAATGGAACTGAATAAAACAATTCAAACAAAAGAGATTAGAGACTATGTAGAATCTTGTCTTAACTTAGAACTAGGTACAGTAACAAGAAGAAGAAATTATGTGTATGCAAGAGCTATATACTTTAAGCTATGTAGAGAGCAAACTAGATTAAGTTTAGCAGATATAGCAAGTACAGTAAATATGGACCACGCTTCAGCCTTACACGCTATAAACAATGTATTCCCTTCTGCAATATTTTATGATAAATATTTAAAAGATATCTATGATGACTTTATGTTTTCTAATAAACACAAAAATGAAAACATATATGAAAATTATGCTAGACTGTTAAGAGAAAATGCAAACCTTAGAGTTGATATAGATTCTATAAATAAACAGGATGGATTAGAGAAAAGGTTTATAGATTTAATAAATAGAATACCCGAAAGCAAAAAAGATGATGTTTATGTAAAACTTGGTGCTATAGTAAACATTGTTAATCTTGCTTATGAAAGGGAGACTGTATAATTTAGAAGCTCAAAGTTGGTGCTTAGAAAAGGGTTATAAAATATATATAGTACCTCAAGACAATAAAGGTACTGTATGTAAAATAGGAATAGAGCTTGGTGTTAAAAAAGCAATAACAAAAGAGACTTATACTAAAAAAGAAGTTAGTGATGAAATATGGAAACTATATACAAAATTACATAATAAATGGCTAGAGCAAAACAAAACTCAGCATACATAAAACCGAATGATGGTAGAAAGAATAACGGCAGAAAGAAAGGTGATAAGTATGGACCAAAGAAAGAATTGATTAAATCATCTTCACAATTAACTCCAGCAAAGAAAGAGAGAATATCTATCTATGCACTTAATGCAATGAAGGATGTGTTTGGTAGTGAAGAAGAAGCTTGGAAAGCATTAGCAGAACAAGCTAAGGATTCTTTTGCACACATGAATTTACTATGGCAATATAGATACGGCAAACCTCAAGATGGTAGCGAAGGAAGTGCTAATAAGAAGTTAGATGTACCCGTAATTAATTTTTATGCTTCTACAAATCAAGTAGAGAAACTAGAAGATACTATAGATATAGAATCAGAAGAAGTTGATATGGATAAACTAAACGATGAATAATATAAAGCTTAATGACAGATACAGTTCTTTGTTTACTGCTGACAGTAGATACTTTGTTTGTACTGGAGGTAGAGGTTCTGGTAAATCATTTGGTGTAGCAGTCTTCTTGTTGTCATTGACTTATGAGCAAGGACATAAGGTTTTGTTTACTAGGTATACAATGATATCTGCACAGACATCGATTATCCCCGAGTTTATAGAGAAGATAGATTTAATGGGTGTCAATGAACACTTTAGGATAACTAAAGATGAAATCATAAATATGACCACAGGAAGCTCAATAATCTTTAAAGGTATCAGAACATCAAGTGGTAACCAAACTGCCGCCCTGAAGTCTCTAAATGGTGTTACAACCTTTGTTATTGATGAAGCAGAAGAGTTAACTGATGAATCTACTTTTGATAAGATTGATTTCTCTGTACGTTCATTAACTAAACAGAATAGATGTATACTTATATTAAATCCAACAACTAAAGAACATTGAATATATCAAAGATTCTTTCAGAACTCTGGAGTAAATTCTGGTTCGAATGGTACTACAAATAAAACCAATTCTATACACACAAGTTACAAAGACAACAAAGATAATTTATCTAGCTCATTCTTAGAACAGATATTTGAAATGAAACTAAAGAGACCAGACAAGTACGAACATCAAATTCTTGGAGGTTGGTTATCTGCGGCAGAAGGTGCTATCTTTAAGAACTGGAGAGTAGGAGATTATATACAAACAGAGATTAGTTGTTATTGTCAAGACTTTGGATTTTCGGTAGACTTAACAACCCTTGTAAAAATATCAGTAGACAAAGCTTTAAGTAAGTTATATGTAAAGGAGATTTATGGTAAGGCAGGATTATCCACGACTGATATAGCTATGAAGAATAAAATGGAATGTGGAGTAGATTTAATTATATGTGATTCTTCTGAGCCACGTCTTATAAACGAGATTAAGCAGAAAGGAGATTTAAACATAAGACCTACAATAAAAAAGAAAGGTAGTATACTTTCTGGTATAGCTTTAATGCAAGACTATGAGATTGTAGTTGATAGGAAGTCTCATGGTATTGTAAGAGAATTAAATAACTATGTATGGCAAGA